GCCCAGCGGCTCGCGCAGCGCCTTGCCGTCGGCAACCTTCAGGATCAGCCCGGCGTAGCGGCCGATCATGTTTCGGCGGTCCCAGTCGCGCAGCTTTGGCCAGGCGCCGATGGCTTTCATCAGCGCGTTGACCTTCGCCTCCCAGGGCGATTCCTTGTCGGCATCGGGGCGCTTGATCCGGGGCCGTGCCTGCCAGCACTTGTCGAGCAGCCGGTGCACGGCGCCATGGCCCGCGCCGCCGCGCTTGTAGGCGCGCATGAAGTCATCGAAGCCGAGCGCGTCCTTGTACCCGTACTGCGCCCAGGCGGTGGGCCGCTTCGCGTCGATCGTGCCGCCGGACAGCAGGCCCATGCGGGCTGCGACCAGGGCGAGGTCGGATTCGTTGATGGCAAGCTGCTGCATCGCCGGGGATGCTACGGAGCGCTGCGCCTACATCCAGACCCCCGAAGACGGCGCCAGCAGCTGCGAGAAGGCGCGCGACGCCGCGTCGACCTGGTCGTCATAGGAGCCGTTCGGGAACAGCCGGCACTCGTCCTTGAACGCATCGTTCCACGGAGCGCGCAACAGCATCACGTTGCCGACGTTGATCTGCCCGGCCATCTGGTCGGCGCGCGTCACCTTGTCGCCGGTTTCCGGGCTGAAGTGCAGCAGGTGCCCGGCCAGCGTCTTCGACAGCCCCGCGACCTGGCTCTTGCCTGCCTGCCCGGGGTCTTGCGGCAGGCTCTGCCTCACTCGGGCCCGGCCGTCGCCGTCGGCGGTGTTGCGGATCAGCGCATCGCGCTGGGCGGTCTCAAGCCGGTCGCGCTTCACGTCGGCGATGATGTAGCGGCCGTCGGCCAGCCGGCCGAACTTGACGCCAGCCGTGAAGTCGCCGTCTACGCTCGCGCCCAGGTCCCAGCCGCGGCACCACTCGACCACACCGGCCGGGATCGCCTCGACGATGGGCATCTGGTCGGGCTTGATGATGCCGCCGGCCGGTGGCGCCGGGGCCTGGCGGTACTGCCCGGCGAACACGTAGGGCTTTGCCTTCTCCATCGTTCGAAGGTCGTCGGCGCTGTGCTTCTCCGGCCATAGCGGCGAGCCGTCGTCGTTCCATACCGACAGGCAGACGTGCTCCCAGACCTCGCCATTGCCGCCCGGCATCTCGCCGGGCTTCTCGCCCAGCAGCCAGCCGGCCAGGTCCTTCTCGTGCAGCCGCTGCATGATCACGATGATGGGCGTGGCCGGGTCGTTCTTGCGGCTCTCCAGCGTGTTCTGGAACCAGTCGATCACGCCCTGCCGGATCGTGTCCGACAGCGCCTCGTCGGCCTTGTGCGGATCGTCGATCACGATGGCGCCGCCGAAGCCCTCGCGCATCTTGCCGGCGCCGAAGCCGGTGATGGTGCCTTCAGCGCCGGCCGCGTACATCACGCCGCCCTCGGTGGTCTTCCAGTGGTGGCGCGCGTTGCTCGCCAGCAGCGTCCGGGGGAATATCCGACGGTATTCGTCATGCTCGACCATGCCGCGGATCTCGGAGCTGTTGTTCGTGGCCAGCAGTGAACTGTAGCTGGCATGAATGAACTCGGCATCGGGCACCTTGCCAAGCGCCCAAGCGATGAAGTTCACCACGGCCAGCTCGGTCTTCGAGTAGCGCGGCGGCACGTTGATGACCAGCCGGCGGCACTCGCCGCGGTAGACCCGCATCAGGGCATCGCAGACTATCTGGTGGTGCCTCGCCTCGCGCCAGGCGTAGCCCTTGCGCTTGAGGAACATCCAGCGCGTGAAGGCGAACAGGTCATCCCGGGCCCGGCGCCGCTCGCGTTCCAGCAGCAGCGCGAGCCGCTCACGGTTTGATGCCATTGCGCGCCAGCTCGGCCGCCAGTTCCTCGTCGGTCAGGTCGCGGGTCTGTTTGCTCTCGATCGGGCCGCCGCCCTTGCCGGTCAACTCGACCTTCGTCGGATGGAAGCCGGCGGCCTTGCCGCGGACTTCCTCAGCCTTGACGGATGCGGAGAACTCTCCGGCCTGCTGCGCGGCGCGCGACAGTTCATCGAGGCGGTGCAGGTGGTCTGCCAGCGTGTAGACAGCCTTCTCGGCAGCCTTGGCCTGCAGCTCGGCGACCCTTATGAAAACCTTACGGGTCGCAGCCAGGCCCGACGCCGCGGCCCACACAGCCGCGTCCTTCCACTTCTTCGATGCCGGGAACGCCGTGCGGTACGCCTCGGCCTGCGACACGCCGGTGGCCAGCGCAGCGGCGAATGCCTCCTGCTTCGGCGTCAGCTTGTCACTCGTCCCAGATGTCATCACCAATCACCTCCACAAGCTTTTTGCTCCTGCTGCGCGCCCGCTTGCTGGGCTTCGGCGGCTTCTGCCTGGCGCGGCGCTGCCGCTCGCGTTCGGCCTTTTCCTCGGTCGCCCGGTTCGCCGGGTACTGCCCGCCGGTGCAGCGAACGCCCTCTGCGGTTCGCTCGACCGCCGACGCCCGGAACACCTGGCCATGCCCGCTGCGGCCGTGCGCCTTGAGCAGCCGCGCCATCTCGCGCAGCGTCGGCATGTCGATCCCGGCCGCCGTTTCGAAGATGCTACGGGCGCCGGTTGTGGCCGGCGCCGGCATGCCTGCTGCACTGACGCTGCGCTTCTCCGGGTAGTCCCATGCGGTGTCCTGCGGCGCCTCATCTTCCGGCGCCTTTTCCTCGGGGTCGGCACCGCAGCCCAGCATCGTCAGGTTCCACTCGGCCCGGTCTGCATTTCAGGACCCGCCTCCACCGAAGGCATCACCGCCCAGCCTCAGTGACATCCCACTCCACCAACGCCGCTGCATGCCCCATCGCCCCAGTCGGCAGGCCCTGCAGGTCGGTGGTGCGCAGCACGGCGCGGGCCATGAGCTGCGTCTCGCCGGCGGGCAGGGTGATGACGACGGTGTATCGCAACGGCAGCTCGGTGCTGCCCTGCGCCAGCGGGTGCGCGCCCTGGGTTGCCCCCGTCGGCGCCGGTGCAGTCAGTTCAACGGCCAGCGTGCCGTGCGCCGGGTAGTGCACGCCGAGCCGCACGCTGCCCTCCAGCCGCACGCGCACGGCGGTCTGCTGGTCGAGCTTGACCGTAGGCCCCTGCAGCGGCAGCACCAGCAGCGCGGCCCCGGTTGAGGCATCGCCGCCTTGGGTGGTGCTGGTGCCAGAGGCCAGCTGCTGCGGCTCTTGGCTGCTTCCACCGCAGGCGGCAATAAGCGCCGAGGTGGCGACGGTGAGGATGGATCTGATCATGCGGAAATCTCCAGTTGGGTAGAAGGCCGCCGAGCGCGCCTGCGCGACACCCTCCTGCGGCTGAACAGCGACGGCGGCAGCAGGCCCGCCTTGACCGCGCAGGTCTTGCCCAGTGCGCCGGCCGGGTGCGGCGTCGGGCCGGTCTCGACGGCTGGGATGGTGGCTGCGGCGCGGGTTAGGCGGCGGCCGCAGGTTACGCAGCGCAGGATCACGCCGCGAAGGTCCTGCGAGACAGCAGCCACGCCCACATGGCGCCGCCCGCCACCTTGGCAGCGAACATGCCGAGCACGGTCAGCGGATCGAAGAACCCGGCGAGCGCGGGGAACACCAGCGAATCCACAGCGGCGCCGGCAAGGTTCGATCCATTGGCGCGGCGTAGCCATGGCCCACTCATGCGCGCAAACACAGCCCAGTCCACCGCTGCGGCGGCCGTAAAGGCCAATGCCGAGGCGACCGCGATGTGCACAGCTGCGGGGTTCAGCAGGTAGGTCAGCGCCCCAGAGCACGCTATCAGCGCGCCCATCTGCCAGACCTTCAGCCGTACATGCAGCCAGTCGCGCAGCGCCAAGTCCAGGCCGATCAGCAAAAATGCATTCAGCGGGATCACCGCTCGGCCGAACTCGGCGATGCTCAGATTCGCCAGCGTCATTGCGCCGGCATAGATCACGATGGCGATGGTCAGCATAGGGCCTCTTGGATTGGAAGCGCCGTCCACGTCGGCGGTGGGTTGGTGGAATCGATGAGCGCGGCCTTCAACTCGGCGCAGCCGGTGTCGCGCTTGTAGTTCTGGGCGACGTTTGTGCTGTCGGCGCTGGACAGCGGCCAGTGGCTCGTCGTCTGCCCAAGCATGCGCAGGCCGTGCGTCCACGGCAGGCGGCCGAAGGTGCGAGCCATTGCGTTGAAGGCCTCGTCCATTCGGCCAGCCCATGCTGGCGAACCGACATCCCAGTAGGCGCCAGCGCTGCCGAGGCAGACCTTGCCCCACTGGTCGCACAGTTCCAGCAGGTAGGAGATCGGCAGGCCAAGATGCCATACCGGCACGCCGAATTCCTGGCGATGTGGCCATGTCGCAACCATCGCGCGCTGATCTTCGACCGCGCCATCGATCACGTCGGGCACCACAGCCCAGTGCGGGTGCGCCAGGATCGGGTCGATCCAGGCATAGAAGCCGTGCAGGTCGAATTCCTCTCCGCGCGTCTTCACGCTGAAGGCGCCGTTGTCCAGCATGACCGACTGCGCGATGCGCAGGCAATGGGCCAGGTTGTCGGGCCGCGCAAAGCTGACGCAGAAGTTGCGCCCGTGCATCCGATCGAGCTGGTGCTTCGGTGTTATCGGGGTGCCGTGGTACTTGATCACGCCGCAGCCCCCAGCAGCTGCGCCTGCTGCACCGGCTCGCACTGCGCCCAGACCTCGACGCGCACGCACGGCGTGGCCGCGTAGCGCTTGCGCACCCGCAGGTCGACCACCAGCACATCGTCGCGCCACAGCACGCCGTTCAGGCCGTCGAAGATGGCCTTGACCACGTTGTCGATGTCCGGCTTCGATGTCGGCAGGATCTCGCTGGCCAGGGCCGAGCGCTGCTTCTTGCCGGACCAGCTCT